AATTGGGAAAATATAAATATCAATTGGGAAAATGTGTAAGATATTTTTCTATTTTTACACAAAAAAAGAGCAATAAAATTTAAACAAATATGGCAACAGCAGGAGTATTTAACGGCACCAATCTATTATTAAAGGTTGAAGGCACAGTGGTAGGACACACCACATCATGTACATTATCAGTTAATTTGGATGTGGCTGATGCTACGACAAAAGATTCAGCCGGTTGGTCGGAAGGAATTGCAGGTTTAAAATCAGGTGAGATTTCATTTGATGGGTTAGTAGATTATTCAGATGCTAATAATGCAGAGCAATTATTGGATTTGTTAATTGCAAGAACTCAATTAACTGCAATTATTGGAACATCTGTATCTGGGGATTCAATCTACACAGCTGATGGATTTATTTCATCATTAGAGCAAACCGGTGAGATGGAAGCTGCAGTTACTTTTAGTGGAACTATCACCATTACAGGTGCTATTGTTAAATCGACAAACGCATAATTTAGTTTGCACAATATATTAGCCCAACATCAGCAATGGTGTTGGGTATTTGAATTTAATCTAATCATAAAAACAAATGGAAGTTAACAAACGTAGAGGGTACTGCCAATTAGATTTGGGAGGCAAAACTCGAACATTACATTTTTCAATGAATTTTTGGGCAGCATTTGAAGAAGCATCAGGATTTAAAATATCAGAGGTTGACAAGGTATTTGGATCCGGTTTATCAATGGCCACAATGCGTGATATGGTTTATGCCGGTATCATTGCCTATGATCAGGAAAACAATAATGAAATAGATTATAATAAATTTAGTGTAGGTGCATGGATGGATGATATAGATCAGGAAGCATTAGGCACAATTATAAATACATTAATGGAATCAAGGGTATTGGGTAATGATCTAAATGCCGGAGTGCGTAGGAATGTATCTAAATCTACAAAAAACCCAAAGCAGATAAACCCCTAACATGGGATGCCATGCTTGATTATTACATTGGTCAAGCAGGTATTTTACCAGATCATTTTTGGCGCAATACATGGAAGGAAAATGCGTTGTTAGGGGAGTCTTGGTCAATTAAAATGAACCTTTTTTGGGAAATGAGTAGATTTGAAAGCGCAATGATTGTGAATTCTACAGCTAAAAAGCGATCACAATTAATCACACCGGATAAGCTATTTCCTTTGCCACAGGATGTGTTTTTAAATAAGGGTGTACCGAAATCATCCCCTGAAGAATTACAAGCATTTATGGAACAAATCAAAAAAAGCCAATCAAAGTAAGGATTGGTTTTTTTTATAACTTTGAGGCATGGCAAATACATTAGAAATATTCTTAAACGGTAATTCCAAAGATCTGGAAGCGGCGTTAAATTCAGCTGAAAAGAAATTAGCAGGATTTAGTAGTAAAATGAAAGACATTGGTCAATCATTATCATTACGATTGACAGCACCATTAGCATTAGCCGGAGGCGCAGCTATAAAATTAGCATCCGATTTTGAAGAATCATTAAATAAAGTTAATGTAGCTTTTAAGGATTCATCCAAAGATGTACAGGCATTTGCTAAAACTACCTTAAAATCATTTGGAATAGCAGAGGGAACAGCATTAGATATGGCTGCATTATTTGGTGATATGTCCACATCAATGGGATTATCTACAAGCCAAGCAGCCAAATTAAGTACATCAATGGTAGGTTTAGCCGGTGATCTTGCATCATTTAAAAACATGAACATTGAAGAAGTTACAACAGCTTTAAATGGTGTTTTTACAGGTGAAACAGAATCTTTAAAAAGATTAGGTATTGTAATGACAGAGGTAAACTTAAAACAGTTTGCCATGGAACAAGGTATTAAAAAGAATTTAGATCAGATGACACAATCTGAAAAAGTACTTTTGAGATACCAATATGTTATGAAAAATACTGCCAATGCACAGGGCGATTTTGAAAGAACAGGTGGAGGTGCTGCCAATCAAATGAGGATGTTTAATGAATCATTAAAAGAATTGGGAGTGCAATTTGGTTCGGTAATATTGCCGGCAGTTACACAAATAATTACAAAGTTTAATTCTATTTTGGGGTATTTGCGTGATTTATCACCTGCCACAAAAACATTTATTTTAACCATTGCCGGAATAGCAGCTGCCACAGGGCCATTATTATTTTTAGCAGGATCTATTTTGCCAAAAGTATTAACCGGATTTCAATTATTAACAAGTGCAGCCGGTAAATTTAATTTAACAATAGGCAAGGGAGGCGCATTAGGGGTGTTAATAGCAGGTTTAGGATATGTTGCTGAATCGGCCTATGATTACAATAAAGCATTAGGTGAAACAAATAAATTAACAGAGGATCAAAAAAAGAATCTTGATGTAGTTTTAGAAACTAATGAAGCCATAAAGAAAAAAATTGCTTTACTACAACAAGAATATAAAGCAGCAGAAAAGGTACAAGTTATAACAGGTACAAATACAGCACAAATTACCAAAAGTAAAGCACAGGTAAAATCACAAATTGATGAACAAGCTAAATTATATAAGCAAAATAAAGCTATAATAGCACAATTAACAGCTGCAAAAAGTGCTGATATAGGTGGTGGCCCAGATTTAAGTGTTTTGGGTGGCGATGAAGAAAGCGCAGCAGCTAAATTTGATTTTAGTGCATTAGGTAGTAAAATTAGCGATCTTAATAAAGATATATTTTCGGATCTACAATCAATTAGCAGGACAGTTACATCAGGACAAGAAAATGTTTTAAACAGATTTTTAGCTACCACATCATCAAAAGGTCAGGAATTTGGTAAACTTTTGCGCAGCTTTTTTAATTATGATATTACGCAATCCGAATTTTTTACATCAGTTCAGAAATTATATGGTCAGGTTAGTAATATAGCATCACCATTCGCAGTAATGGATCAGCAAATCACTGCAAGTACTGCGATTATTCAAGAACAATTAGCGCTACAATCTGAACAATTTAATATGTATATGCAATCAATGGATATGCTAAAAAATACCACACAGCAAGTATTTCAAAGCATAGGAAATAGCATTGTAAATTCATTTGGATTAGCCAAAACAGGATTAGAAGGATTTATTGGAGCAATGGCAAATGTATTGGTGCAAATGGGTGCCATGGCCATAGCTGAATCTATTTTCGGTAAAAAGAAAGTAGCTACAAAATATGCAGAATCACAAGCAAATGCAGTTACCATTGGAACAAACGCAGCAGCAGCAGCAGGGCCGGCAGGATTAGTAGCATTAGCGCCATTTATTGCAGCTGCAATGGGAGTGGTACAGGGTGCATTTACAGGAATTAGTGCATTTGCTAAAGGTGGTATAGTTAGTGGCCCTACAATGGGATTAATGGGTGAGTACATGGGTGCTAAATCCAATCCGGAAGTAATTGCGCCATTATCTAAACTACAAAACATGATGGATTTTGGTGGAGGCAATGACATGAATTTGTCTGGGGAGTTTGTAGTAAGGGGGCAAGATTTAATTTTAGCATTACAGAGAGCAGAAAAAACACGAAATAGAATCGGATAATTATGGCATACGGTGCAAAATACAGATTAGAATTTTCAGATGTACAAGGCAATCAGCGCAAAATTGAGATCTTAAAAAAAGATTATAACAGCACTGTATTTCCTATGATCTGCGATGGGGAACCCATGACAATAGAATGGAAAGCAGATGATGATATTTATGAGCCATTGATTGGATCATCTGCAACATTAAATTTAAAGGTAACTAATGATGTTACTTATGATAATTTCTTTGAGTACGATGAAAGGGAATATAAACTAATTTTATATTTTCAAGAATCTGTAGGTGTTTGGTCTATTTATTGGGCAGGATTTATAACCAATGATGTTTATCAAGAGGCCATTATTACACCACCATACAACATTGAATTAACAGCCATTGATGGATTAGGTCAATTAAAAGGATTTAATACATGGTTACCGGATACATTGACTGATCCTAAAAACACATTTTTATGGGAGTTTATTTACGAAAATTTAGGCCAATTAGGATTAGATTTTGATATATGGCTTTCAAATGATATTAGGGATGGTATTTCTGGCAATTGGTCAAATATTTATGAGGATTTATTAATCAAAACAAATGCTTTTATAACAAAAGACAATGATATTTTAGATGCAAAAAAGGTTTTACGATCTATTTTAATTGCTACCAATGTAAGGATTTTTCAAAGTTATGGCCGGTGGTACATTGTTAACTGTTCATCTTATGGTGATCAAAGAATCATTGAAGGAATACAGAGTGGCGCATTGGTAGGTAATGCGATTTTACCTGCTAAACAAGCATATTTAAACGGTGGATCAGAGAACATTAAATTTTATATTTACAATTCATCAGGAACCAATTTGAGTAACACAACAGCCAATTATTTAAGAACGATAAAAAGCCAATTAATTCCAAGAAATTCTAATATGGTAAGATCTGTAAAGAGGCCATTAAAGAAATATGAAATGACTGTAGATCTTGAAAACAAGCAAGTTTATGCGAATTATAATGCAGGCTTTGAGTTTGGTTTGCAGTATTGGAATGCAGGTGGAGGTGTTACATTAACTGTAGGATCAGATTTTTCAGCCAATGGCGCTAATTCAGTTAGTTTTACTAATGTGCAATCATCTGGCAGTTATACACCAAGTACAGCCATTACCTGTCAGCAATTTAATGTAACATCAAATGAATTGACATTAAATTTAAATTTTGATGTTGCATTTGAAAATTATAATTATGATGGGAATACTACATTTACTTATATTATTGCCTATTATGTTAGAGGTGGCACAGCAGGATCAGCCTATTTTAATGCTGCCACAAACACATGGGATGTTACAGGTAGTATAATTTGGAATCAAACAACAGTAGAATGCCAATCATTTGAGTTTAGAAATATAAATGTAGGATTACCAAGTTTAGCAGTGTATGGTGATTTAATAGTAGGTCTTGCAATACCTTTTTATACAGGTTTTGGATTTGTTAAAACCTACATTGATAATGTAGGATTAATTCAAAATGCCATAGGTGCATCAAGGTTTAAAGCTGTTACATATTCCGGTACATTATATAACAATAATAAAAGTGATTTATTAGAACACGATGGAATTTACAATTATAATTCCGATGTTATGGATTTACAAAATGACAGCATTTTATATAATGCTAAATATGGTTTGTCTTTTGGCCTTAAAAGGGCGCAGGACACGACACCACAGAAAATGGAACAGATCGTGATCCAACAAAGATTAAACGATTTTAGAGCATTTTTAAAAAGTTATGAAGGTGATTTTAGTATCAATGGCAGTGATTTTATGTTATCAATGGCTAACAAAGTGTACATAAAATTTGATACATTTACCGAAACAGATTCGGCCATTATGGATTCCATGAAATTTTCAGTTAAATCAAATATATATAGTATTATATGCCACATACCGGATAATTATACGGATGTTTCGCATCAATACAGGGTAATTTTTCAAGTTTAAATTAGTAGTTTGTTTTCATAGTAAATAGGTTGTGTTTGTGTAAATGGCCCGATTTTTAATCGGGTTGTTTATTGGTTAGGTTGGGATGCAAAAAGATCATTAACATTGTTAGTGGTCTTTTTTGTTAATTTACATTTGTAATTTGTATTTGTTTAATTGACTAATTTTGAAAAAAACTAATCAAAATGAATAAAGAGGAAAAATATAATATTATCCGAGATCATTTTTTCAAATCACATCTAAATTTAAGCAGCTTTCATAAAGAACATTTCCAAGATTATGGCTATAAAAGTCCTAAAATGTTAAAGGATGCCATGATTAATAACAATATTACATTAAGGGCCAAGAATGAATTTATATTAGGGCAGAATTATAAACAAAGTGGCGATTATAAAAACTATAATTTAGATAGTTTAGAGAATTTTGGAATAGCCGAATCTATAGGTAAAGATCATTTACCGTTCTATTTGCCAGAGAAATTTAAAAAGGTTGGTATTTTATCAGACATCCATGTGCCATTCCACCATTTAGAATCATTGACCTGTGCTATTAAGTATTTAAAGGATCAGCAAATTGATTGCCTGTATCTTAATGGGGACATTTTCGATGTTTACAGCCTATCGGCCCATCAGAAAGATCCGGATTTAAGGGATTTTCCAAGGGAAGTGGATATGTGCCGAGAATTCATGCAAAGGATCAGGGATATTTTTAAACATATTCCAATCTATTTTAAATTAGGAAATCATGAGAACCGGTATGCAAGAATCCTACAGAATCAAGCCGAAGAATTTGCACAGATCCATGATCTACAATTTGAGATATTTTTCCATCTGGAAAGGTTAGGTTATAACATGGTGCAAGATTGGCAAGGGTGCTACATGGGTGATTTGTTGGTATTACATGGCCATGAATTATATGGATCCGGTGGCGTTAATCCTGCGCAAAATTTAATGAATAAAATAATGTGCAATGCTTTAATGGGCCATGTACATAAAACAAGTTTTGCCATGAAGAAAACAGGATTTAAAGAGTACATAAAAACATACACCACAGGATGTTTGACATATACATCACCAAAATATATGGTTATGGCCCAACATAATCAAGGTTTTGCCATTGTAGAAATTGAAAATGGTAAAAGTAATGTGCATAACATGATCATTAAAGATGGAAAAGTTTTGTAAATTTGTTTATTCATAATGGTTTATAGGGTTAAAAAAGCAAAAGAGCATCTAATTTTAGGTGCTTTTTTCTTATATTTAAATTATTCATAGGTAATTATTGATTTATTTTCTAAAAAAGTTTTAAAAAGTTTTGGAAATATCAAATAAGGCAGTACATTTACATCACACAACAAATAAACCATGAAAAAAATCATCAATTACATCACAGATTTCCACCATCAGGATCCACAGGGTTTATACGGTGGCATTGCCATTTATAGTTTTATTTATTTATTATTGTTCCACATCCTACCAATTATCAAACCATGAAAAAAGATGAATCGTTTATTTTGAAAATGAAATTTCGTGATGATGCCGGATATTATACGGTGATCAAGGAGTTTTACACCTTTAATGAGGCGCAGTCTTTTTTAGATAAAGAATGGCGCATATTTAGGGGCCGGTTAGTACAGATCATGGATATACCGGATCCAATCCAATCTAATCAAATTAATCATGCGTAAAGTAAAGCAGTACGAAATACATCAAATGGTGGCAGATAATCTAAATAAAATGGGTTATTTGCCACATTCTGCAAGGGAGTTTAAACCCCATAATATCCAAAGTATTATTAGCCGGAAAGTTAATGATCCTGTGATAAATGCAGAAATAGAAAAAGTTATTAACATCCTAAACCAAACCAATAAGTAAAATGAATGCAAAAAATGATTTGGCCATTATACAGGCCGAAGTCCAAGCACCAAAAAATAAATTTAATTCTTTTGGTAAGTATGCGTACAGGTCAGCTGAAAACATCATAGAAGCTGTTAAGCCGATTATAAATCCTAAGGGATACCATTTAATCCTATCCGATGAAATGGTGATTATAGGCGAAAGATATTACATCAAAGCCACAGCCACCATCAGCAATGGCGAGCAATCCTACAGCGCCACATCTTATGCCAGAGAACCAGAGGAAAAAAAGGGCATGGATTCTGCGCAGATTTCTGGAACTACGGGCAGTTATTCACGAAAGTATGCGTTAAATGGATTATTTGCTTTGGATGATAATAAAGATTCTGATGCAACATCTACAGAAACCAAACCTAATGTAGTGGTGGCTGATATTACCTTAACCAAAGATGAGGAAACCGAATTAATTAATTCACTAAATGCCTGTACAGAATTAGGCCATGTTAAAGAATTATGGAATAATTTGGATCCTAAATATCAAGCAATTAAACAAGTAAAAAAATTAGTAACTAACCGTAGAAATCAATTATCATGAAAATTGAATTAGCATTAAAACCATCCATAATTCTTAATATGGATAAGCAAGAAATCATCCATATGGCGCAAGTCATGGTAGATGAATTTGATGTATCTGTAAAAGATCCATTGGAACAATTGGCCATCATATCTAAATTTCAGATTTTATTTGAAACGGTAGATAAGGGAATCAAGCAGAAATCAATTGATGAACTGCATAAATTAGGTGGCAAACACAATGTGCATGGGGTTGAATTTGCCATAGCAGAGGTTGGCACATCTTATGATTACACTGCCACCAAGAAATGGAATGATTTAGAGGATCAAATTAGTTTCCTTAAAAGGCAACAAAAAGAAATAGAGGGATTCTGTAAAGCCATCACCAATTTTACCACAACAGTGGATCCGGACACAGGTGAGGCACACGAATTTTATCCGGCATCAAAAAAATCTACAACATCAATCAAAAAAACAGTTAAATAACATGGGACAATTAACAAACATTAGCATTAATTTTGATAAAATTGATCAATCAAGATTAACAAAGGACAAAAACGGCAATTCATGGCTAAATTTATCAGGATTTGTGAATGAAATCCCAGATAAATATGGTAATAATGGATTTATAACCCAAAGCCAATCCAAAGAAGAAAGGGAAAGTGGCGAAAAGTTGCCCATTTTAGGCAATTTTAAACTGCCAATGGCAAATCCTACCAAAGTACAGACAGAAATCAATCCTAAAGCAAATATGGTGGCAACAAAAGCACCACAGCCAATGTATTTAGATGATGATTTACCATTTTAAACTATGGCCGGCAGAAATGTCGGCCTTTATTATTTAATTATGCGAAAAATTGTAGGTCAATACACGACAAGACATGGCGAATTAAGGGCCATTTATTCGGTAGCTAATTCGGTCTTTAAACATAAGGACATAGAATTGGGAGGTAAATTTGATATTCAGTATAAATTAGGTAATAAAGATGCCTATCTGTCTGGAGTGTTAGAACTTGCCACCGAAGGGAATCGTACATTATTTTTTAAAACAACAGAGGGAAAATCCATAGGGATCCCTATTATGTCAATCGTTAAATACATAAGAAAATGAAAAAAAATGAATTAGGGTACACCTTTAATCAGGTGTTTGCACACATTGCTAAAGAGTTAGATAAAAACTTATTAAAGCTAAAATATGTCGGCTTTGCACAGGATCAAGATCGAAGAAATACGAAATCTTGAATTAATAGAAGAAATTACGCAAGTCGTTTTGAAATATAAACGAAATGGCATCCTACCAAATGATGCTAAAATTGAGGAAAAATCGTTATTAATTTACCTCAATAATCGTTACGCAGTTTATAATAAATTCAATCACATTGATGATCATTTAGGAATATGATATTTAACTTTAATTTTAATCCATTAGTCAAGATTTTGTTAGTGATTACATTCGTAGCTGTTTTTTTAAAGCTAACAGGTGTATTCAATTATTCATGGTTTGAATCCATGATCCCTGCCATGGTATTGGTAGGATGTGAATTTTATATTTTTATTTTGGTCTTTTTCTTTTTACGCAAATGAAAACATTTCAGCAATACGATCAAGAACATCCAGAGATCTACGAGGTTTACAAAAACATTGCCTATGATTATATTCGGAGAGGTAAAATAAAAATGGGCAGTAAATCAATTATTGAAGAAATCAGGTGGCATAAGATGGTAAAAACTAATGAATACTTTAAGGTCAGCAATAATTACACAGCTTATTACGCAAGAAAATTTGTTAATGATCATCCACAATTTGCAGGGTTTTTTAACTTTATGCCATTGCGATCATCAAATAAATAGTATATTTGTAAACTTTAGCGATCTCACAACATAGCTATAAACGGTCTTAAAGGCCATCATTATTGAACCCAAGGTGAGATCTGGGGGATTTAATTGATGGTCTTTTTTATTATGAAGAAAATAAGAATTAAAAACAGGTATGGAACGGTTCCAAATGCGCTATTAAATAGCGATCAAATATCGTTTAAAGCCAAGGGCATCTATGCCTATATCCAATCAAAACCTGATGATTGGGATTTTTCTGTGGAACGAATTTCAAGCCAAGTAAAGGAAGGAAAACCAAGCATTGCAGCTGCACTAAAAGAGTTAGAAAATGCAGGTTATTTGACACGAATCCGGTACCAAGCAGATTTTGGATATTGGGTTACAGACTATGTACTGCATGAATTTCCTATAAAGGAATCCCTACATATAGGAATTCCTATGAAGGAAAATCCTATAGCAGGAAAACCATCAAATATTAGTAATAAAGATTTAAGTAATAAAGACTATATATATAATAATATAAGTAAAAAAGAAAAGGACATTGATCAAATTTTATCACATAGAGATCTAATTTTTAAAAAATGGTTTGACTATAAAAGAGAAAAAAAACAATCTTATAAACCTATTGGAAAACAGGCATTAATTAAGACATGGGAATCGGCCACAGATGATCAATTAGAAAAAGCCATTGATCATTCAATATCCAATAATTGGAATGGAATTTTTGCTAAAAAAGAAGAAATTAATAATATTACAAAAGGCAAGCATCAAACCAATTTAGAAAACATAGAATTAGCACGACAACAAATCCAAAAACTACATGAAAACGGAACTTATAAAAATCCATTCGCCATCGGCGATTAATATTAGCAATCTGCAAAACAAAATAATGCAAGCACAGGCATCTACAAAATTGATGCTAATGCTACCAAGTGAAAAAACAGATTTAGCCACACAGATTTGGGCCATTGCAAAAATGAAATTATCATTAAGATCAGAGAATCAAAATGAGGACATGGCTCAAATAGTAATTTTAACTGATGATCTGGAATTGTTCGGAAATCTAACAAAAGATGAAATTATGATCGGTTTAAAAATGGGGTTGAACGGTGAATTTTTAAATAAAGATCAGCAGGTATTTTTTAATTCATCCAATTTTGTGCAATGGATCAGAAAATACATAGAACGCAAACAGGTTGAATTGGCAGAGCTATCAAAGTTGCCAAAAATGGAAACTATTAAACCGGTACCATCAGATCATGAATTAAAAATGATGGCCATTAATAATGCGAATGATCATGCAGATCTAATGGTCAAAATGGGCAAAGATTTTAAATGGATTGCCGGTGGGTTATATCAGCTTTATGATTATTTGGTAAAATTTGGTCTTTATGAATGTCCAGAATCAGATAAAAATCGTATCAAATTGAAAAATTATATACCATCTTTAAGCGAAATAGAACTTGATGCGACATATAAAAGCGCATATTATAAAGAATTTATCCAATCCATGGTAAACATGGATGTTAGATTTGATCAAAATGGTCAATTATTTTAAAATAAAAACCTAATCAATGAAAAAAGTTATCAGCATTATTGCCATTACAGGCATTATTTATTTTTTATATCCTAAAAATGAACCGGTTAAAGCAGTAAATTTCAAACCAAATATAGATTTTGGGATTATTACGCATGAGGATATTTACATTGACAACATGGAAAAAGGTAAATACACAAAACATGGTAGGTTAATTACTAAACAAAGTGGTAATTCGGAAAATCCGAATAGCCAGAACATTTTAAACCAATAAGACAATGACAACAAAATTAAAAACAGATAGGTTTAAATTAAACGCATAACTTTAAATATAATTGACAAATTAAACGCATAACTTTAAAGATAATTAATGTTATATGTCGGATAATTCCATCATTAATAGCACAATTGACATATAATGATGGTAAAAGTTAACTAATTAGGTAACAAAATAAGGGTAAAAATTACCCTTATATTTTAAACAAAGGTAAATAAACAAATTATGGAAAATCAAGGTAAAAAAGTATCATCAGCAGATTTAAGCGCTGAAATTAATTTTTGGTCTATGTTGGCCATTACAATACTTTTAATTTATATGGCAATATGAATAAGATCATACATCCGTTTTTTGTTGTTTTGATCACTGCGTTTATAATAATATTAACAGCTGTGATTAGCGCCATAGAAATTCCAATGGCTAAAAAAAAAATTGTAGATAGTGAAATCTATGATCATGCAGGATTTATTAATTTCATGGATAAGCATAAACGTTAATCAACATGAAAAAAGAAGAACATCACCTGCAAGTGATCCTATGTCAGTATCTTGATTGGAACGGCTATGACTTTTTTAGCATTCCAAATGGTGGATTAAGACACCCAAGGGTAGGAAACGCATTAAAGGCCGAAGGATTAAAAGCCGGCGCAGCTGATCTGTTTATCGTTTTGGCTAATAATACACACCATGGCCTGTTCATTGAAGTTAAGTTTGCCGATGGTAAGCAACAGCCAAACCAAAAGAAATTTCAATCAATGGTTGAATACCATGGTTATTGCTACAAAATAGTTAGATCATTGGATGATCTAATTGATGTTTTAAGGATTTTTAAATCAGATCCAATTATAGATCTGTATCAAGCCGGATACAGATCTGGATACATTGATGGTAAGCTACAGGAACAAATATTAAGATGAAACCTAATTATCAAGCTGCATGGGATTGGGGCCATCAATATTTATTATCCAATGAATCTATAGATATTCAGCTAACAGGTTGGGAAATGATCACTAATTCACGAATATTTGTAGCAGTTACCATGGATCGTTTAAACAGCCATTGTCCACAGGATCGAAAGATGGCATTTATCAGATTACAAAAATTTAAAAACCTAATCAATGAGTTACGACAAAAAGAAAAACAAAATTAGACAATTGACCTATTTTGCATTATGCCAAAATCTGCTTGATTTTATTGATGGTGGATGGATTGGACATCCGGCC